AACTGACAACATTGCAGCCGACAACATGGTTTTAGGTAAAACAGCGTCGGGCTCGACATGGACAGTAACCGCAGGCGACCCAACATCGTTGGTGAACTCGTTGTTTGACGCAGCGCGCGAAATCGCTGAGGACAGCAACTACTTCCCGACACACTTGTTTGTGTCACCAGACGTTTGGGAAAAACTCGGATCACAGTTGGACTCGAGCAAGCGCCCATTGTTCCCAGCCGTAAACGGACAAAACTTTGTTCAGCAAAACGGTCTTGGCACAGCGTCAGGCGCATTGAACTACAACTCAATGAACCCACTCGGTTTGCAACTTGTTGTTGACAACAACTTTGCAGCAAGCACCATGCTTGTTGTATACGCACCGGGCTTCGAGGTTTACGAGCAACAGAAAGGCATCATGTCGGTTGAAGTACCGTCGACACTTAGCCGCACGTTCTCGTACTACGGCTACTTTGCGACATTCGTTGCCAAGTCGTCGTTCATTCAGTCAATCGCAATCGCCTAGTCGAAAGGCGGCCTAACCGCCTATGGCAACTTATAACACGGCCAGCAAACAACTGCTGGACAACTATGCCGTCGTATCCACGCTCGAGCCAACCACAATCGCGGTTGGTGACAGCGTGGTTGTCGGCTCGTTAGGCGCACCGTTTAACGGCACGTTCACCGTGTTGGCTTGCCCACAATATCTATACACAGGCATAGACAGCACAACTGGCGAATGGCTATATAACGAAAACGTACAAGTACCGAACCAAGTTTTGTTTGCTTGCACAGGTAGCAACGTTGAGTTTGTTGCGATCTACACCGGCACGGTTGCGTTTACGCCGACGTGTACGTGGATTACGGCCGCAAACTTAGTCACCTATTTGGGTGTGTCGATTACTAACCCGTCAGATGATTACACGCTGATTACGCAGTCGGTTAGCGCGGCTAACCAGTTTTGCAGTCGTCGACGCGCTGAGGCTGGCTACCACGACGATTTAAGCACAAGCCCGTCAGGTGACGTAACGCTAGGAAGTTTGATGTATGCGGCAGCGTTATGGCGTAGTCGAGGCAGTTTAGAAAACGTGTTTGCGTCATTTGACAATATGGGTACAGCACCGCAACAGTCATTGACACCGATTGTTAAACAGTTGTTAGGTATTGACCGACCTGCGGTGGCATAGTGCCTGCACCGTACACCGATCTATTAAACGAGGCGATTGACGACCTGACCGCGACGCTCACAGCCGTCACAGGCTTACGCGTCGTCAATGACCCGACAAAACTCGTGCCGAATTGCGTATTTATGCAAGCACCAAGTTTTACAACGATCGCTGGCAACGGCAACATTGTGCGAGTTGACTTCCCGATCAAAGTTGTCGGTAGTGGCCCAGCAGGGCTACCCGTGTTGCGCGAAATACTACAAATCAGCGCAACCGTGCTTGGCTCAGACATAATCGTCATGTCGGGGCGACCCGGCACACTCGACATTGGCGGCCAAGAATACCCGTGCTACGACTTAGCGGTTGGGGTGCAAGCGCAAACCGCGTGAGCATACACACGGTCACAGTTGCGATATGGTAAAACTATTACAGACACTTAAGGAGTAACAATGGCAACAAGCACATATCTCAGCAACCCGAAAGTCGAAGTCGGGGCCAGTAGCGGTTCAGTCGTAGATATCACCGACCAAGTTTCATCATGCGTCGTCAATTACAACGTCGAAGCACTTGAGGACACAGCGTTCGGTAGCACCGCAAGAACGAACACCGCAGGCTTGCAATCAAACAGCGCAACGCTCACTTTGTACGCGTCGTATGCGTCGTCAGAAAGTTACGCAACATTGTCGGCACTTGTCGGCACAAAATGTTTTATCCGTGTAACCCCAGTCGACGCAGCACTTAGCGCAACAAACCCCGGTTTTGAGTTAACAAACACATACTTGGGCGCGTTGCCAGTTGTCAACGCAACTTTAGGCGAGTTGTCAACCTATGACGTCGAGTTCATGGGTGGCACATACAACGCTGACGTAACCCCATAACACGTGCCATAACTGGCCGAGAACAGGACAAGCACAATGAGACTAAAACTAAAAGTTGATTTAGCCGACGGTCAAGGCCCAATCGAGTTAACAACCAACATGTTTGTTATCTGCGAATGGGAGCGAACCGAGGGTCGCAAAACAAGTGACGGCAAAGGTATTGGATACAGCGATCTAGTTTGCTGGGCATACCATTTGTTAAAACTACGCGGCGACAAAATGCCGGCAACATATCGCGAATGGGTACGAGAAAACCCAAACATGCTTATTGAGGCGATTGACGAGACAGACCCAAACCTTACGGCGTAGGCAGTTACCGACGGCAACTAGCAGAACTGTTAGTTGCAACAGGGTACTGGCCTACGAATATCGAGTTTGACACGCGCGACCTACACACGGTGATTACAGTATTAAATAAGCAAAAGAGGTGACGCGCATGCCAGTTAAAACAAGTTGTGAGGTGGTCGGCGTTAAACAGGCGATTAACAATTTGGGCAAGATTGACAAACAGTTGCAAAAAGATTTTAAGGCTGACGCGACCGCTATTGCACAGCCAGCCATTAACGCGGCTAAAGCGGTTTACAAAAGCGTGCCGTTGTCAGGTATGAAATACAAATGGCAAGAACAAGGTCGCACGCGCGCTAATTTTCCGTTTACAGTTGCAAAAGCGGTTGCAGGGGTACGCATGAGATTTGACACTCGACGCAACGCCGTCGGCGTAATTCTGATTGAGCAAAAAGACCCGGCGGCAGCGATCTTTGAGACAGCAGGTCGCGCTAACCCAAACAAGTTAAACACAAGTTTGCTGTTTGTAGGTTTACCAGTCAGCCCCGGTCGCACTCGACTGATCGGGCCAGCCGTCTATAAAGCACGTCGCGGTATCGAGGCAGAGATGACAAAGATGATTGTTAAAACTATTGCCACCGTGCAAAAGGATATTTAGTTATGGCGCTATCTATCCCGATCATTAGTGAGTACGACGGCAAGGGCATCAGCAAAGCGATCAAAGAATTTAAGCAACTTGAGACCGCAGGCGAAAAAGCACAATTTGCAATCAAAAAAGCAGCGCTACCAGCAGCCGCGGCACTTGCTGGTTTAGCGGCAGCAGCAGGCCCAGCGATATCGGCAGCGTCAGACCTTGAGGAAAATTTAAGCAAAGTCAACGTTATTTTTGCTGACGGTGCAAAAGAAATAGAAAATTTTGCTAAAACGGCGGCAACATCATTAGGTCAATCACAAAACGCCGTTTTGCAAGCGGCTGGTACGTTCGGCACGTTCGGTAAAGCGGCTGGTTTAGGGGGTTTAGAACTTGCAAAATTTAGCAACGATTTTACGGCTCTTGCTAGCGATCTTGCGTCGTTCAATAACACTAGCCCTGAGGAAGCAATTAACGCGATTGGCGCAGCATTACGAGGCGAAGCAGAACCTTTGAGGCGATTTGGTGTTTTGTTAGATGACGCAACTCTTAAAAGCGCTGCGCTTAGTTTGGGAATTTATGAGGGTAGCGGCGCTTTAACCGCACAACAAAAAGTGCTTGCGGCGCAAAAAGTTATATTTGAGCAAACGACTGACGCACAAGGCGATTTTGCTCGAACAAGTGACGGTTTAGCAAATAGTTCACGAATACTTAAAGCACAATTAGCCGATCTGCAAGTAGAAGTCGGTAAAGGTTTGTTGCCAGTTGTGCAAGCAATTTTGCCACCACTAAAACAATTTGCTGCTTGGGCGGCCGAAAATCCACAACAATTTTTATTCGCAGCAAAAGCAATAGCCGCAGTCAGTAGCGCAATAATTGTCTTGAACATTGCGTTAAACCTAAACCCAATCGTTGCAATAACAAGTGCAATTATTGCATTGTCGGCTGCAATGATTTATTTAGAAAAACGCACCAACGCTTTGTCTGAAAGTTGGGGTCGATTTGGTTCAATTATTCGACTTGTGCTTGGCCCGTTATATGACGTATTTGCGTTGGCTGCCAAACTTGGTTTGATTGACAAAATAAGTTTGCCAAGTTTTACGCCAACTACGCCAAATGCACCAGTTTCAGATTTGCCCCCAGCGTTGCGATATGCACCTAAACCAATTACTACCCCGTCAATGCCGACATG